AGCATATATAAATTGCGCTAGTAAGGAAAATTCCACCGCCCGGCCTGGGCGGCTTGAAACCTCATAGCATTACATATACTGTGTTTAAGCCGCCCAAGGGCGTCTGATAACTCTTAGAACCAAAGAAGAGAGATCCCGCGCTGGATCTTTTATTAAATGGGATACCCCATATCTTTTTTGCATAGCATGGAAAAATGCGCTAACTTTAACTCTCTAACAAACAAGAGAGAGATCTCGCGCAAGATCTTTTATATATTTAAGCAGCTACAGGTAGCTGATTAGGCGATCCAGGACCCAATGAATACATCACAGGCACACCGATGAAAAACGACAAACTAAAATCTTCACCGGCTGCCACGTAATTGTTCATGATAGCATTGGGCCCACAATACACAACGGTATGCACACCAGGTTGCTCATCAACAGGCGACCTGGTTGCATCCAAATTCCGTATGCGTCTCGCATTGTAAAACCTCCTATTCGTGTAAAAGGGTAGTTCCACCTCTCCATCTGGATTGACATCCACAGGAGTGGCCATACTACCATTATATAACGAAGAGAAGGTGTACATGACAGAACGCCTCAAAGCAGAATAACTGCCCCTAAGAATGTTATGTCCAACGGTCTGCAAATAAGGAGTGTATGTAGGAGTGGACGCAAGACTACTAAAAATTCCATCAGAACGCGTAATAAACAACGCACCATCTGAACTAGCATTCTCACCACTCCCATTGTACGTGAATGGCACACGATCCACCCAGTGCTTCCACCTTACTGCACCCCTATATGCTACGAAGGCGGGTGTGAAATAATTGAGCGGCGTCATAGAACTATAAGCAAATGCACCAGATACCGAACTATCTGGTCCCTCAGGGTTGTACCCGCCGTAATACGGAAAATCGGGCATAGTGGCCTTCATAGTAACGCCATAAAATTGCGAATCTGCTATAGTCATAGAATGACACGAATGCAACGTATACCTTTTCAATAACTCTCGAATACTGGCAACCTGCTCGCCAAAGAACACATCCATAGTGTGGTCCGTGGGATCTCCAGTCGCACCAACCTCAGTGGTAACATCTGTCGAAACAGGGGCACTAAGTTGAACGTGTGCGGTGCTCTCATCGGACTCAGGAACAACCTCCAAAGTAGAAGGCGGTGGCGGAGGATTAGATGAAAAATAAGATATGTTAGCCAAAGCAGCATCTGTTGGTTCTGCAAACCTGGCATCATCGCACATTCTAACAAAGACGTTAACTTCAACACTAGCATCAATCGAAGGATCGGGGCTTGGTGTTGTTAAGTCATTGACGACGAACACAGATATGGTACCATTGCCAAACACCTCTCGCAACACAGCCGGCGCTCCGGACCCAGTAGCAAATGAAGCCACTGGCAAACCATCTAGCAACTGCATGGGGTTACGCACAGGCAAGAAAGAATACTCTCTGCCCCACCCCACCTTGAATGTGAAATCACGCATATCTGCGATGTCCACAATTCGAGTGTACATAGTGTTGTAGCCAGAAGAGGCACTACCACCTGTGAGTGAGTGTGGATCCCAAACAATGCGCAAGCGGCCACGATGGAAGTTAGAGGACACTATCTGAAACCGAAATTCCATTGATCCTCCCCAATATTTAAAGGGCAACGCCATCATGCCACAAGGCATATTGTGATATTCCGTAGCAGCTCCGCTACCAACTGTTCGGAACACTGTGGGCATCACCTGCGTTTGGAACAACTTGCTACCAGGGCCAGAATTTGGATATCCGGTAGTCGACCAAACAAATGTGGCATAATATGACTCACGTTTGGCAATATCGACCAAACCCATCTCATCCGCAGAGCTAACGCCCACCACGGAAGGATCGATCGTAACCTCCTGTTTAACATCCAGAGACAGCTTCTGCACGGCATCAGGCGTGTTGACATTAGCCAATCCACCAATGTACCGTGGCACATATGTCCGAATAGGATCAATAATGGGCGGTCTGGAAAATCCAAACAACTTACCCACGTCTCCAACGGCACGAGCACCGATTTGTGTGGCCTTAGCAAACCTGCCAATAAAGGGCACATTGGTCAGCTTTCCAGACACCCTTGCAATTGCCGAAGCAACCGCACTAACAGGAGTATCACCATACTCGTCAGACTCAGGAGTGACCTCCAAGCACTGTGGCACTATGGTCACAGGATTGGAGGCTGTTGGAACAGAAAGCTCCACACCCTCTGCCCAAGCAAAGACAGATAAAGTGAGCTCCTGCCCAACGACACCAGACGCAGCATTCACGTTCTTTAATGGGTTCAATTGTCGAACATCTATAATACCCATCTCGGCCCACTGTGCTTCAGGCACCCTAAGGGTGTTCTGATAATGCACAAAAGGAATACATAATGTACCCCCTTGGCACTCAGTGGGATTAATGTAAATGTGTGGTCGCTGGCTGGCGGCCACTGCATCTGCCGTAATGTTCAACCCTCTATTGATGGTCACCTGGTCATAATCAGGCAAAGGATTGTAAGACGCCAAAAGACGCCCATAATAAAACCCGTTACCGTTAATCACAAACTTGACACATAACCTGCTCCGTAGAAGGTTGAAATTGGCCAATCTGTTAACATTTCTACTATCGTTATAAAACAGTGACCAAGGATCGAAGGATTGAGAGAACCCCACTCCAGGCGCCCATGAAAATTCCCCGATCAAAATGGGTCTCTCCAGAAAAGACCCTAAAGTCGCATCAGAACTATCTGCACATCCCCGAGTAGGATCGTCAGCGCCATCGACAGTATAATCGAACGCAGGGTTGGCATCCATAAACTCTACGTTCTGGCTAGCCACGTTCTGAGCACTGCGACTTGTGGAAAAAGTTTCACTGGATTCCGGTTCCACTACCAGAATTCCAGGCGAGCCTACGAAATCGATGAAGGTGCGCTCGCTTGCACCAACTCCGAGCGGGTGTACCCCCGCAAAGTCCACGGAATCTTGTCCGGGGCATAGACCAAAATTGTATTCATGCATGGTCCCTAGCACTGTAATAAAACACTTGTCAGCAATATTAAACCTCCTGCTGTTCTCTGCCGTAAGGAGGGGTTTGGATCGCTAATCCTAATATAACATACAATAATGTACACAACGACACCAGTTTTAGGCCATGGAGGGCCGTGCTAATTACAACTCGAACAATTCGAGATCGGACAGCGTCAGCTCGCTATTGGTCCGATTAAGAAAATGATAGTACTTGTCGCTCACAGCTTGTTTCCAAGAAGGAAATGAATCCTCCTTGAAGCGTGACCTCATGCACGATCTGAATACCGTAGTGGAATTCTTTTTGGGCTTCGTCTCGACACTAAAAGCCTCGACAAAAGCCCATAACTTGGGAGAATGCATCTCGTAAATACACTCCCCATGTTGCACCAACTCATGTAAAGCTGACTTAATAAGCCCTGCATAATGATCGTTGATGTCAACCTTCTTGAAATCGCCCCACACGAATGGCTTGAATATAGAATCCATGGCCAAAGGTGCTAGACACATAACAACTTCCCCTGTCTCCTTATGGGCATACAGGTTGAACTTGCGTTTCAAGAACCCAAAATCTTGGGCATACTCAGTGACAGTGTCACCTTTATCCGATCCCGTAATCACGTAACCTAACTGCCTACCATAATATATAGTAGCTGGTTGTGTAATATTGGAACCCTTACCCACCCTGAGAACAACGTCATCTCCATAAGTGACAATGCTCCTCAAACTGAAATCTATATCACGAACAGTCAATGACGAGTAATCTCGCGGATAATCCACCATATACTTATCGTGAATGGTATCAAACTTAATCATGGCATGTATCTGGCAATTAATAAGCATATTGGCAACACAATTAATCATAGTAGTCAAAGGATTGCCCGAAGTATTGACTCCGGCCATCTTAACTATGGTACCCAACATGACAACTGCGGGATTACATATATCATAGGCGATCGATGCCATAACTCGACGGTCGTCGTCGCTATATTGCAGTAAATGCGACAAATTAATAAAAATATCCATAACCGCAGATATCACGTCCCCAGACAGACTGAGATCAAAGCCACTATAATCAGTCGCAACAAACGCACTATCCTGTACCTCGTGCATATACAAGGGCATAGATGTGTCGCCGTTAACCAGGCTCTTCATCATCTCCAGGTAAAATGCAGTGGGATCTAATCCCACCGAATGTCCACATGCAAGTGGATCGTAGCCAAGTAATATCAGAATTGGCTGGAAATACATCCGTATGACCAAAGTGTGTGCGAAATCCATTGTATTAATGTGCCTCATAGGCTTGGTCTTGCCACCTTCTTTAACGGGCAACACCTCATCCTTAGGGCATATGAAATTCAATATCAACCCCACCTCACCGGCTTTGCGGCGTTTTATAATGTCATAAACGCTGTCATGTATCTCCATAGACACCTCGTTGTCCTCGTGGAAACAAACAAAGTGCTCATTGTGCTCTGGACAAAACACGTTGCTCACGTAATTGGCCTTAGTGCCCGGAAACGCCACACCAACCGAAGTGTTGATGGGCACCTTGCCAGCCATGTTCAGGCCTTTGCCATCGAGGGCACCTTGCATATTAAGCACTCCCATGTTCGCAAAATCACGCTGCTGATCCACAATGGACCAACAAGCCTCGAACAAAGCTTTACCCACCTTCTCTTTAGCAAGAGAAAGCAGGTGAGTGTCCACTGGACGGGGGATGCTGCTCTTTGCAATAAACGCACTGATAGTGTCCCTCATCTTCCAATTCACAGACGGAATAGCGTAAGCGCGCATTATATGCGGCACATTAGGCAAATAATCCATCAACATTTCAACGTGTTTGGATATGGAAATGTTGGACCTAGCCCTAACATTAACAGCCTCGCCCCCTCGAGTGAGAGTGCCCACGAAATCATAGTAGCTGTTTGCCAGAGCAGGTTCCAAAGCGCCAGGAATTCTGACGCTCACATTTGGATCAATTTCCAACTTGGAGCTCTCATACTCTTCTAAATAGGGGGCTCGTATAACATACTCGTCCAAACGAGTATTTGAAACAGTACCCAAGCTTCGTCCCGCCAAACGTGCCTTCATACTATTAAGCGTAGTCAAATTGATGGGACAAGCAGTCACGGCCTCACTCGGTGCGTGAGAACCAGTGTGCATGGCAACAATAGTGTCACCACTCATGGTCAACGAACCACACAGCCCATCGTCGCCGAATCCCTCTATCCAATAGGATACAGGATTCTTAAGCAAGCTGGCGGCAGGAGAGCCTGCAGAATATGCATGAGACTTGATTCCTAGAAACTCGGCACCTAATACCTCGACGGCATAAATACCACGCTCCTTGTCGTAAGATGGAACCAGCCTGGTCACTGTTTCTCTAACCTTAAGATGTACATCGTCAACATACTTCCTGACGACAGGCAGTGAACCGGTAGTGCTCCTAGGCATCTCAAACATACACATATCTATGTCGTGCTGACTGCCGTTCATACACATTCTAGGTGCAAATACAATGTCTTTCTTACAAACAATATGCTCCTGCGTGACTCTAGAAGAGTCATGAATGCGCACAGAAAAGTGTGAATACTCCCTGGCAAATGCGTGTGCCACGGTGACAATGTAAGTGCCACTAGCATACGTGTCATATCCAAACACATACATATCAGCACTATGTTCAGAATACACGGTGGTACCCAATTGGGCGCCAGTGCACGGTTTGATAGTGGCTCTAAAAACACACCTACCTACCCGATACCTGCTGTCTTCAACAGTCTGAGTTGGATTAGACCTACGCATATTCTCCTTAAGCATGGTTGCAAAAGTACCCTTAAAGGTGACATGACGAGGCGCCACGTCAACCTTGGGATCTAAAACCACATTGACGTTACCATCCTTATCGACGGTACTCTGGGGATCTGACACTGGATCACTACCAACTCTCTTATCTAGCTCCCGAGTGATCTTGTAGACTTCATAAGCCTGTAAATAGCCCTGGGCAACCTTAATCAAAGTACCTAGGGCTACTCCAGCAAAGAGTCCCTTGAGTAAAACACGCTGCAAATTTTTACGCCTTTCTTCACTCGCCAGCACAGCAATCATGTCTGTGTACTGCTGTCTGAAGTAATCCAAGAGTGGACTAAACCCGTCCACTGGAAACAAATTCATAAAACCATTCATGTGGTTGCCCAGTAATATAAGTGCAATCATGCCCTCTCCGGTGCAACCAAAGAATCTTAAAACAGATCGAGTGACAGGACCAGACCAAGCAAGGAAATTAAAACCCCAACAAAGAAACAATAACTTGAACTGGTTATTAAACCGCTGCGCACTCTCGCGCGCGTATGCCCTAAAACCAAGCCTATCGGGATGATCTGCATTAGGACGTCTATAACTACATATCCTATATAAATGCCATCCCGCTGCTGAAATGGGTGCCGTAATGACCCCCACTGTTTGGCCTACGAGGCCAAATTTGACGGCAGTTCTAATGCCCCAAGCCAAATATTTATCGGCATCCAACATGTCATAAATGAGGTGTCCAACCGACCTGGTCTGTGGCTGGACCACAAGGACCTCGTCACCGCCCACCGCAGCCTCAACGGCCTCCGGTTGTTCAATAGGTGCTGTACCGGGAAAAAGAAGTGAGATGGTGGCCTTATCTAACTGTCTAATGACGTCACCATCATTGCTCTCCCTGTTCACGCGCTGCCTAAGCAACTCTCTAAGCATATCAAAAGTGATGTCCTGCGAGTAAAGCTGTTCACCATTATATTCAAACGTGACATATTCCCAAAGATTATTCTCCACACAATTGTTAGTGGGCACGTCTCCTTCGCTCGATGTTCGATTAGCCATCTTAAGCTGGAGAGCCTTCTTCAGGTTGAACACCTTGTAGGAAATCTTCCAGGGATTAATCTCGTAAAGACTTCCACCCTTGGCGGCAAGTTTAGACACATCCAACTTACCATCGGAACCCATATAATCATCTTTAAGCTCAACAAACATCTTGTCTAACCTCCTGGCTACGGCGTGCCAATTATTCATGCCGTAAATATTGCCATTCTGGTTCTCAAAGTTAGCAGTCGATATGACTACATCCAAATGGGGCTGTACGGTACCTTTATCCTCAGCCCTAGCAAGCTCGGGTTTGAACCCATGAGGATTGACCAACATTATAAGGTGTTCGGCCCAACGAGCCGCCACGCAATCTGCCTTCTCGCCCTGCCGGGCAACGGCATTAATGTCATCAAATATGACCACCCTAGTTTGATTAGTAAGATTATTAAAATACTTAGACATGGGTGCATCACATATTTCATGTGGCTCATAGGGGCACGAATTAGGACCCTCACGTTTAACTGAAGCTATAATATGCATCACAACATTAATTATCTCTGACTTACCAATGGCTGGTTCGCCAATAATATTGAGCGAAATGGGAATAGGCACGCGCCTTGTATCGATCGCATGCTTGCCAACAGTATTCCTGAGCTTGACGACCAAATCTAGCTCCTTAAGTAATGCTTGAGCAACAGTGAACCTGTCACCACGCATTTTGAAATGCAAATTTGTCAAACGCGCGGCGAGACCCTGTAAATTAAATACCAAATGGTCCCTAGTCTCACGACTCATGGTCTTGAGCTCTTCTTCAACCTGTGTTCTCATTAAAACAGATTCCCTAAGCAGCTCGTTAACTTCATCAGGAAAAGTCCAATTCACAAGGACTTCTATAGTGCGTGATACACAGTGAGCCAGCATCGAAGCAACGCTGTCAACTGATAATGCCGCACAGGTGAAAGATGTGAACTTACATTTGTTCAACGCATTTCCAACATGCTTAAAGTACTGTGACTTAGATGCCATTAGGCTAGGTGCTATAAGCGCAGCAGAACAAAACTTGATCACCTTCTCGACTATTTTAGCGAGGTTGGCGGTCACGTACTTAACTGCGTCCTTACCTAAGGCCTCACCTAACTGCTCTAGAGATTCTGGTCGCACATGTTTTCCTGTGACCAAATGCCACAGTTCCTCTGCAATCCACTTATACAAAGTGACGTCAAGTCCCAAGGCCATCAATATACCATTGACACTTGAGAAAATCTGTATGTTGCTGCGGTCTTCACATCGCACAAAACCATAAATCTGAATGGCCAGGTTGACGAGAACAGGACGAACCTTGTTAACGTCAATGCCCCTAGATCCCCGAAAAATGTTGGGGGGGGCTGTGTAGACGGACAAAAAATCTATATCATTGACCGGACCCACTGGCTCACGTGGGTTGTTAAGATGGTGGGTACTGTGTTGCCACGCATCTTCATACATAGCGCCGTCCCGTAACTGGGGCGACACCATGGGTGAAACGTCGACATTATCCACTATAGGATCGTAGTCGGACATGAAGGACTCATTGAAAAGAGAGGACATACTAGATGTAAAGAGGAAATCAAGAAAGAAAAGAGGGGGGTGAAAGCTTGCTCGTCTTCTCAAATGGAAGTGGAGGGATGATACACATACGTTTTTATTTTTATTTTGTTTTTTCATATCTATAGTTAAACGTTGTGGGACCCCCTCACACATATTCCAATTTAAGAAGACGAGCACCCGTGCTTCGACAGTGGGATCCTCTACTCGTGTTGCGAAGACGAGCCTCCCAAAGCCTCAGCTATCTCACAAAGCGCTTCCATCCAATCAAGAAGGAATGCGACATGCGAAGTACGGATACCCTCGGGTGCTACCCGGAGAGTACGCAACGCCTTTATGACCAATGTCCAGTAGGCGCCACCCCAAGCGGTGGACCAAACCCGCGCAAGTCCTCAACGGTCGGTTATCGTACGACCTAAAAGAAAACGCCGAGAATTTGTTATTTGAGAACGACAATATGTGGCTAAAACGTTCATTCGACCCTGCAATCGGATCGTCTTTGCAGTGAAAAATTCCAAAATCTGCATTTCTAATCATATGTCACCCTAATAATGGCAAATCAACTAGACTAAAAACAACCACATTAAAGAGAGGGCCATTTTTCTCAGCCTGCGTATACGTATCGGAAAAACATCGACACTAATGCACAAACAAGCATCATTACAATGGCCATCTAAAATTGGTTTGCCTCAGTCAAGTCGACTGCGGACTAAAAGAATAAACACAATCTCATCGTACAGAAGATTGGGTGGTGACGCTCACTACAAAACGCCACAACTCCCCTAATAAGGGAAAAACGGGAATGAATCCCAATGTGGGAGAGACAAAGTCTCTCCCAAAAACCACCAAAGCCTGCCGTTGGATATACTGCCAACTCAGTCATCGTTCTTGAGGACACAAGAACGGGCTACCAATAAATGGTAGCATGGACCAGTCACCGCTATTAAAAGCGGTGTGACGATCTGTCCAAATCGCCATCAGAACCTGCGTGCGCATATGCGCA